AAAAGTGAAACTAAAGACGAACACCGCCACGAGGGACGGAGAAGCCGCGAGCGCGGCCACGCATACGGCCTTTACGGCCCCGACGATTGCGCATAAGAAAAAAAATAAGGTGGACGTTCCACCATGAAATAATAAAATGAATACACTACGAGTGTAAAAGTATACACAAGTGATACAGTAGTAGGCTTACAACCGTAAGCACACACACAAGAACGCTGTAAGCGTTCTAAAATGACACTAAACAAACCGATATTTCAAAGAACTATACAACTGTAAAAGTACGTCGCACCACTACGTTCGCTCCTTTACACTACAATGATACAGTCAAAAGAAATACGGAGTGTCAATAAGCCATAATACAACAAGGAGTATATGGCAAAGTTAGACTAACGTCAACAAAAAAGCCCCAAACGACTTACGTCGAAAGGGGCAAAGAAAATACCATGGAGAGATTTATCTAATAAGCCGAGCTTGGGTAGCGAGGTTTCGCATAATATCCAAGCCGGCCAGAAGTCAGTACAACTGCCTGGAATCGGGGGGAGAGAGACTCCCCCCTACCCCCTCCAATGCTAGTCGCTGCCTTCGGCTAGTTTCAAGCTAGAGAGACGCTCCTGAACAGCAGCGTCAACCTTAGCCTTCAAAATAGCTTCTTGCTTAGCTTGACGAACAGTAACAAGTCGGCCACGCTCGGTCTCAATCATATCACCGAGCTTGCGAGACATTTCCCAGCGCTCGAACTTATCGAGCTTTTCAAGACCGACAGGAATAGAAGAGGTAGAATCAGCATAAGCAAGATCAAAAGTTTTAACCTTACCACCACGAGCGTGACGATCAAGCATGTCACGCAAAGAAAGGGACATATCCGGAACAGTATTAGAAGGAATAATATTCGCTTCACAACGCTCAACATGAGAAAGCTCAAGCTGAGCAGTAAAAGAATTTAACAGTCTCATAAACTACGAGGTTTTTGATTTGTGTAAAAACGAGTAACAGAACCAAGACGCTCTGATTCTAAATACTTGTCAAATGAATAGTCATCAATGTGACCGTACAACTTCAAAAACTCGGCATACTTCTCCGAGTTAGTAGTGCCAGTAGAAAGCTCAGCAAGACCTTGTTGAACAGAACGTTCATCTTCATCAAAGATTCTCTCACGATAATATCGAGGCATAGCAACTATAGAGCCGCCATCCTTCGTAAGGTAATTACGAGAAAGATTAGCCTTGTGATATCGAACAATAGCCGGAGTAATATAACCTGAACCAAGACCCTTGGACATAAGTGAAAATTCAGGAACACGATCGTCATTACGATAGATAGCGCGTTTAGACTGCTTATTAATGTAACCAGTAACGTAAGCGATAGAATCTGAAGAAACTTGCGCAACGTCAACGCGACCAAAATTGATACCACCAAGGGACCACGCCTTGTAAAATAACTCATCGTCAGGAACATTGAAAATTATAGCATGATAATGAGGGCGCTTGTTAATAGTACCATACTCACCACAAGCATAATACTTTAAAGTACAATGCAAACACAACTTGCGAAGCCGCTTCATAAAACGCGGAAAGGCAAGTTTGTCTAAAGTCATATAACCATTTGACGAAATAGGTAAATGGTCAGGATCGTAAGTCAAGGTAATAAACTTAGCAGAGGAGGATCTCTCCTCCTCTCTAAGCATCCTAAACACCCAGCCGTCTACACGGCGTTTTTTACAAGGAGGACAACGCCCACAATTGAACGGCATCCAATTACCTTTTACCTGAGAATAATATGGACTAAGACAGGCCATACTAACGCAAAGTTGAAGGTATAGAGTGCCGAGGCAATTTACGATCACATTCAATTTTCATAATAACCTGAGAAACAATATGATCTTCTTCAGGGTCTGTAACAGCAAATATGCGGGTAGTTGGATCGGCAGAAATAAAAGAAGCGTTAAGATCAGGAGGAGCAGCAGCGGAAAACTTACGCGCCATATGCCATGTATCTAAAGTAGTACGAAACTCACCACTAACTCCATCAGGAATATAACGATACTCCGAGTATCTTGGAATATAACCCCAAACACCATCAGAAGGGAAGTTATCAGTAGCGGTAAGATCATGAGCAAGAACCTCTTTATTCAAAATAGCTTGCTCACCAAGATGCGCAAACTCAGGCCACAAATAATCAAGACGATCAAATTTAGTAAACTGTCGCTCAATACCATCCATATAAGAAGTATCAGGAATGACAGAAATGATACCCATCAACCAACCATGCTCAGGCGCGTTATAAAATACAGAATCACCGCCAACGCTAATCCCATGACCAGCCATAGACCCAACAGCAATACCATCAGTTGTTGATTGAGCGGTGGCAAGTACCTCAGAAATCGAAATTGTTTGATCAAAACGCCCGATAAGCTCAGGACGCTGCAAACGAGAATCAGGACTATTAACATTAAAATGACCTTTAAGCTGTTCAAAATAACGCTTACCTACACGCATAGAACGCTCTAAAAACGCTTGCAAAGAAAACGCCTCACGAAGATCATTAATAGTAGTAGGATCAACAACGAGAGAACCTTCAGGATCATAAGCAGTATTCAAAGCAGTACCTCCTTGAATAACCTGGCCACCTGCATCAGTCTCAACATCAGCAGCAGCTAAAACCAGGGCGCCTGATGCGGGATAACGCATAGAAGGAGTATTAGTACCAGCCTGAAATTTAACATCACCCAAAGGAATATCAACCTCAGCTCCCTGTTGCGGAGTAGGAGTAGCGGAAGTAAAGTAATCGTGACGCCAAGCACGCTTAAAAGGAGCCAAACGCAAACCATTAGTATAGTAAGTCGAAGTGTTATTACCAGGAACAACAGGCACAAAAACCTCTGGCTGTTGGTTTTGGTCACGATACCATTCGTCCCAAATCAAATGATAAGCAGCAACCGGAAGAGCGCTAACATTAACAGGTTGGTCATCATAACCGCCAGGAGGTATACCAAGGTGATCACCCACAGTACCGACACCAAGATCGGCGCCGCCTAAAGTAACAAAAGGAGCAGCAACAGGATCAACACCAGTAATAAAATTTTCCCAACCAGCCCAGATAATACGATTAGGGACAAAAAACCATTCAGTCTTAACACGCATTTTATGCATAACTGGGTTAATCATGGGCATTAATCGCAAAAGATTAATTTGTTGAATTCGCCAATTGTCGCCAGGTGCAACTTCACGACAACAAAACGGAACAAGCTCACCCATTGAAAACGTGAGCTTCCGCTCATGCGAAAGATCAAAAGTAGATGAAGGAATAGACTCAAGTTGAGTACTAGTAAAAATATTGTCTTTACGTTTCATTAGAAAAGTTAAAATTTACCTCCGGGCTTATAATTTTCAATAGGATAAGAATCACCACCGGAGAAATCAAGAGATTTAAACAACTTCATGAGCTCACGCTGCCAAGCAGGATCATTAGGATTAACACCTTGCTTGCGTAGCTGAATCTCAATATCCCGCAACGTACCATCCTTAGACATCAAATCAATATGCTGCATAGCCCTTGCGGTCTCAGCAGCATTACGGCGTATCTCAGAATAGGTCTTCGAACGATCAAGAATAGTACTAGTACGATTCTCCTGCATATTAAGCATACGTTCAAGAGCTTCCTTTAAATTACTAGAATTAAGCGCGGCGCGGCGCGCATCTTCGTTAAGAGACAAGTCGGTAGAAACACGGGTTTGACGAACATTCTCACGAACAGCATCCGCAGAAAAAGGACGCATCTCAGTCTTAAAGGCTAAATCAAAGCCAGCATTCTGCGCCTGAAAACGACGTAGGTTAGCATCCTCACGGATAACATCTGTCTGTACATTAAGATTATTAGCCTGAGCTTGCTTGATCTTGAGATCAGCCTGTGCAAGAAGATTACCCATAATATCAGGGGGAGGATTACGTCCGCTAGAATTGTCAGACTGAAAAGCGGAAGCTTCGGGAGAATTAACAGAACCAGCATTACCAGCATTACCACCACCAAGAACTAAATGAGGATTCATGCCAGCTTCACGAAAACGCTGCATTTGAGCAGCCGGGGAATTGTAAGCATTCTGTCGTTCCCAATCAGATAAGGCATCCCTACGATTACGCTTATAATTACGCTCCTGCAGAAACATATTACCAAGATCAGAAGCGCCCTGCTGAATGTCGCCAAGAGCGCCAGGATTAGAGCTAGCCAAAGAAGCCAGCATAGTAGGATCAAAAGGCATGATAAAAAAATTAAAAGTGAAACTAAAGACGAACACCGCCACGAGGGACGGAGAAGCCGCGAGCGCGGCCACGCATACGGCCTTTACGGCCCCGACGATTGCGCATAAGAAAAAAATAAGGTGGACGTTCCACCATGAAATAATAAAATGAATACACTACGAGTGTAAAAGTATACACAAGTGATACAGTAGTAGGCTTACAACCGTAAGCACACACACAAGAACGCTGTAAGCGTTCTAAAATGACACTAAACAAACCGATATTTCAAAGAACTATACAACTGTAAAAGTACGTCGCACCACTACGTTCGCTCCTTTACACTACAATGATACAGTCAAAAGAAATACGGAGTGTCAATAAGCCATAATACAACAAGGAGTATATGGCA